GGTGTATCTGATACGGTGGTAGTACGAGGTGTAGCGGGCTGCGAGGTACGAGCAGGGGTAAGCTACCTCATGTACGTAAGGGTGGGTAATATAGTTACGGGTGAGTTGACGTGTGAAGTAGTAAGTAACTTCAACGAACTCAACTTAGATGATTGAACTCAACCTAATCTAACCCAAGCACCCCGATTTCATGGGGGTAGGGTAACGTATATATCTCCCACACACATTCTAAGATCAATTTCTACAAGAGTACGGAACAACTAAATGTAATTAGGCGTTGTAATACCATAACTTACAATCTTAACTTAATGTAAAGCTTTAACAATGAAACAAGTATATGAAATATTTAACATGAGCACAGGTAAATGGGAATCGAAAGAAATGACAGAGCTTGAATATAATAAAATACAAGCAAAAATGGATAGTCAGGCAGACGTTCTTGAAGCTGAGTATGAAATTATTACTAAAATAATTTCCCAGAAACTGCATCCTGAGAGGGAAGATGTTAAGAGTATGGATTAAAGTACTTAGTCTATATAAGACTCAAGTACTAGGATAAGTACTAGGTACTACTATAGTACTAAGTACTAATAAAGACATGATAGAAATAAAAAGAAGAATAAATCATAAAACAGCAATGCATCCCATCTATACAAAAGATGAAGCTGATGCAAAAAAGCTGAAATATGTCTATTGGAAAGAGTGTAGTACGGGAGAATGGGGGCTAACAGACGATAATTACGTATCTGAATGTGTTTCACGCTCTGAATACACAGATAAGAACGGCAATGCACGTACATTTATTAAACTAAGCTGTGGTGTAGGTTGGTGTTCGCAATTTTCTAAAATAGAATTTGAATTAAATAGAGCCTATAACGTCTATTCTAAAACAAATCCAGCTAAAGACTGGAAAGAGCAAGAAGCAGGGACTACACGAGCGAAGAATACAGTGGCAGCATACGCAAATATGTTGTTATCAGGGGATAAGGTGGATTTTTCTCAGTTAGGGAACATCTATCGCCCAGATCAAAAGATACCTGAAGCAACAGTACGTAGGTTTTTAAAACAAAAGGTAGCAAAACGCATGGTAGAGAAAAAATTAAAAGATTTATTAACCCAAAAGAGTGTTAATAAGGAGTTTGCAGTAGATAACCTACTGCGTGCTCTGCATATGGCAGAGGGAAAGGGAGATGTAAACAACTTTCTTAAGGCAAATGACTCTATAATGGATTTACTAGAGATGAAACCTAGTAAAAAGGTCACTACGGATACCGTACAGATCGATTTAACCAAACAAATAGCTGATACGATAGCAACGGAGGAAAAGAAAGTCGTATTACAAAGGAAAGAAGAAACAAATGAGCAGGATATCACCTGATTACGATTATGCAGATGAATACATTAAAGAAGACCAACTAGAAGTGGCAGTAAGAGCATTACATGTTATTGCAGCAATGCCAACTTCAGAACCAGACTTTCTATCAAGTGTTGCATTAGATGCATTAAAAGAGATGGAAACATATGGACTAATGTACGAGTGGGGTGAAGATGGATAATCAATACGAATGGATTGATGGCAGTAATCGCTATGTATTACGAGCTGACAAATGGAATTGGATAATAATAGCAGGGAAATCTGATGTAGATGATGATGTTTTTTATAGCAATGCTGATAGATGGTACTTTGTGGATTTTATTGAGTTTTCTAAAAAGCTATTTAGTATTCATTCTAGAAAAGAAGTTATGAAACTAGGCTTTGATAAATTACCTCAAGTATTTACGAATGCAGAAAAAAAATTAGAAAGAATTTTTTCTATGCTTAACAGCGTTAAAGAAAAAGAGAAGCTAGGTGTTAAAGATATTAAACGATAATGTTCGGATATTGTCCCTTAATCGAACGAACGTGTGCCTATGCGACTGATTGTATGGATCACAAACATTGTGGGCTTAAAACGGGTAATTATGAGCTTACAAAAATTCAGAACATAACAACATGCCCTAAGCCAAAGAAAAAACGTGGAAGACGATAAGAAGAAAGTATTAAACAAGTTAAAAGAAAACATGATTATGTTTGGCAAGATAGCCATGCCTAATATGTTTACAGCTCCTTCTCCAGATTTCCACTATAGAATTGCCGATGCTTTACTTGATAATGCCTCCAAACAAGTAAACATCATTGCCCCTCGTGGTCATGCCAAGTCCTCCATTGTTGGTGGAGTGTTTCCACTCTACCATATTATGCATCACGAGGGTGCAAAACTTATTGTACTTGTGTCAAGAACGCAAGACCATGCTATAAAACTGCTTGGTACGATTAAAGATACGCTAGATTATAGTCAAACATTTCGTGCTATATATGGATACTGGGGACAGCATTCTGCACGGCAGTGGGCAAAATCAGAAGTAGAGCTAAAAGATGGCTCTATGATAATTTGTAAAGGAACGGGTCAACAGCTACGTGGAATAAAAGTAGGCTCTCAACGACCTACGCTTATTATTGTAGATGACCCTGAAGATGAGAATAATACTAAAACTGCTGAAGCTATGGAGCAAAACCTACGTTGGTTATTGCAGTCAGCAGTTCCATCACTAGACCCAAAAAAAGGTAAAATAATTGTGATTGGAACACCGCAGCATCAACGCTGCTTAGTAGAAGTATTAAAAGAAATGAAAGGGTGGAACAATATGCACTTTGCTCCAGACATGGATAAAAAAGTGGCATTGTGGGAAGAATGGCAGCCCATCAAAAAATTACAGCAAAAGAAAGAAGAATTAGAATCTATTGCACGGGTAAGTGTATTTTACAGAGAATATCTGTGTCAAATTGTAGGAGATGAAGACCAGCTCTTCAAAGAATCCTATATTAAGTATCATAACTATAAATTAGAGCTAGATAGTGATAAACAACACTATTTGGTAGATGGGGAAGAAACAATCCCTGTCAATGTCTTTATGGGAGTTGATCCTGCCTCCTCAATACGCAAGACGGCTGATTACTCGGTGATAATGCCAGTAGCAGTTGACAATCAAAACAATCGGTATATTCTAGAATACTACCGCAAACGAGCAACTCCCATGAAATTAGCAGAGAGCATCTTAGAGTATTTTAAGATATATCGACCTGTAAAAGTACGTATTGAGTCTGTCGGCTATCAAGAAATGTTACGAGACTATTTGAGACAGCGAACAGAAGAAGAAAAGTTATTTATTTCAGGATTAGAAATAAAAGAAATACCACGTTCTAGTAAATCTTCAAGACTAGAAACTATGGAGCCTTATTTTGCACAGGGCAAGGTATTTATGAAAAAGGAAATGTTAGCAATGAAGGATGAGTTGCTATTGTATCCTAGAGGTAAACATGACGACTTACTTGATGGGTTGTATTACGCAATGAAAAAATGCTATGCACCCAATCATATTGTAGAGCGTCAAGAAAAAAATGAAAGGAGGTATAACGATAATAACGACGATATAAGTTGGAAGATTGCTTAATTTGGAACTTTTTACTTAAAGTAATGGTTTAACATAGCAAATACCTAATATTTTATAAATATACATATATTGTCGCATCCAAAACACTCCGAAGTACAACTAACACACGACCTCTTAAAAGATTACGGCTCATCTAGAGAAAATTGGGCTAAACAAGCTGTAGAGGATAACGAATTTCGTAATGGAAAGCAATGGACAGAAGAACAAGCTAAAGCTTTACGTGGTCGTGCTCAAGAACCAATAGTTGTAAATGTAATTCACTCTGCAGTTGAGCAAGCAAAAGCAATGCTTACTGCTAATAAACCACGATTTCAGTCTACAAGTAGAGAGACCAGCGATACAGAAGTTGGTCGTATTTTTTCTGATTTGATGTCTTACATATGGGATCATTCCACTGGAAATGTAGAACTCAAACAAGCGATTGATGACTACTATGTTAAAGGCATGGGCGTTATGATGGCGTATACTGATCCCGATAAAGACTTTGGTCGTGGTGAAGTTTGTTTAAAATCTATAGACCCTCTAGAAGTTTACTTTGACCCTAACAGTAAAGACCCCTTTGCACGAGATGCAGGTCATATTATTGTTGGAAAGATATTAACTCAAAATCAATTGATTGATTATTACTCTGAATACGAAGAGTTAATAAAAGAAGCCACAGAAACAAATTATATAAATACAACAACAGAATCACGGTACGGACGTGAAAATCAAGATGTGACATTAAAGTCTCGTTTATCAGGAGAAACAATATCTGGAGATAGAGAACTAGAGTTGTTTGAGCGATATACAAAGATACGCATTCCTTATATGAAAATATATGACCCGTTTAGTAACGAGGAAAAAGTATTAAACGAGCAAGAATTTGAAGAGTACAAACAAGAACCAATTGTAATTATAACGGCAGCAAACGAACAAACAATACATACCGATGCTCAAACAGTTACTGGATATGTGCAAATGCA